TCTGGGTGGGCGCCGTGAGGGTGACCGAGGTCCCTGTCGCCTGGTTGATCGTGGCGTTGGCGGCCACTTTTTGCAGGCCGGTCGTCACGGTGTCGCTTGCCGTTACGGTGCCGGGTCCAGCCGTAAAGCCGGTGAGGGCCAGGTTGGCCGCAGCCGGGACGGCCCCGCCATCGGTTATCGAAGTCCCGCCCGTATTCCCCATCACGGCAAGGTGGCCGACCGTGGCCCCCGACCCGGGACCGGTTACGGTATCCGGATTTATGGTGGGGACGGCCCCGCCATCGGTTATCGAAGTCCCGCCCGTATTCCCCATCACGGCGAGGTGGCCGACCGTGGCCCCCGACCCGGGACCGATTACGGTATTTGGATTTACAGTCGGGATTACTGCGTCGGTCAGATGGGTGCAGGGGACGGGAAGCCCGTTTGCCGACGAATAACATGCAGGCGCATCGGGGTTGGAAGGATACGTGAGCTGATAACAGCCGGGCTGGTTGGTGGACGGGTTGACATAGTAGCTGTATCCGTTCGCACAGCCCAGGCCCGGGATGTTGGGATTTTCATAGATCGCCCACGGACTCAGGCTGTCAGTGATGTCCCCGCCTACCGAGGTGATCGTAATGACCAGCGTCGTGCCGCCGTTGTTGCTGTATACCGTGCCGCACCCCTGGCTTGCGGTGCCCCCGGTGGCGGAGACGCAGACCCCCTGCACGTTGCCCCCGGCCCACGCTGTAACCGGCTGGTCGGTAGTGAAAGTGAGGTTCCCGGCGGTCATTATGAGACTGGTATGAGAGGTTGTGAAGAGGCCGGGGCCGCTAAGCGAAGCACAGGTGCCCGGCCATGCGGTCGTATAAGGCCCATACATACAGTTATTTGCCGTGTTCAAATAGAAATCGCCGGCCTTGACTCCCGAGATCGTCCCTGGCGCCCCCGTGCCGCTCCAGATAGTGTTGCCGCTGCTTCCGGCGGCCCCTGTCGGACCAGTTGCGCCAGTCGGCCCTGTGGGGCCTGTCGGACCCTGCACCCCCTGCGACCCTGTCGGACCAGTCGGACCCGTGGGGCCTGTCGGGCCGGTGGGACCCGTCGGACCCTGCACCCCCTGCGATCCTGTCGGACCACTCGGACCCGTCGTGCCCGTCGGGCCGGTTGGACCCGTGGTGCCCGTCGGACCAGTCGGCCCCGTAGGGCCTGTCGGACCCTGCACGCCCTGCGGCCCCTGAGGTCCCGTAGTACCGGTTGCCCCTGCATTGCCCTGCGGCCCCGGGACTCCCTGGATGCCCTGCGGCCCCTGCGGCCCCTGAGGCCCTGTGGCTACAGGGCTCCAGTAGGTAGTGTTGGTCGGCAGATTTCCCTGCGTCGATGAAATTGCTACATAGTCGGCGCCATCGTAGGATACGCCATCCCCCTGAATGTAGGGCGTGCTGTTATTGTAGCCCCCTGTCCAATTGATGCCCGCCCCCTGGGGACCGGTTGGGCCTGTCGGGCCGGCAGGTCCGGTTGGACCCGTTGGACCGGTCGGTCCCATAGGTCCGGTGGCACCTGTTGGGCCGGTGGATCCCGTTGGACCGGTTGGTCCCGTAGGTCCGGTGGGGCCTGTTGGGCCGGTGGGTCCCATTGGACCGGTGGCTCCCGTAGGTCCGGTGGCTCCCGTAGGTCCTGTTGGGCCGGTCGGGCCGGTAGGGCCGACTCCACTGCCGCTTCCCGATCCCTCCGCCTGCTGAAGCTCATGGATGTCCTGGTCGATGGTTGTGAGATCATTATCGAGCGGCACGCCCCAGTTCTGCTCGCCCTGGCTGGGCTGATCGAGTCCAAGGTTGGGGGTGAAGGTATCGGCGAAAGCCAAATTCACCCATCGACAACCCGGCAGCTCTTTGCCGGTACCTGAGAGAGGTTGCAGTCGAATTTGAGGGATGCAGAGGGCGCAGAGAAAAACAAAAAGGGCAAAAGTGGGAAAAAACTTCCAAAAACTGGCCGCCCGGGTGCGCGATCGGGGATCCATTTTGCCGCCAAAGTGGGAATTTTTCATTTTGCCGTCCTCCGTCCTCTGCTCTCCTGGACCCCGGCCTGCGCCGGGGTGACGACGCGGTTTATTCCGCCCTCCGTCTTCCGTCTTCCGTCTTCTGTTCTATTGTCCGAATCCGCCCGCACCGAAGCCGCCCACGCCAAAGCCGCCTGCGCCCGAGGCAGCTTCTTCCAGGCGCTGCTCGCAGATGAGGTCGATCGAGCGCGTCGATTCCTTCTCGCCGTCATGTTTCGCCGCGCCCATCTTTCCGATATTGACGCCCATATAGGTGACGCGCGTGCCGCTTAGGTAATCGATGGTCAGAGTCCCATTCTGGACGGTAGTCCAATCGAATTCGGGCGCGTCCGAAGGGATCACGTACTCGACTTTCACGCTGTGGCGCGGGTAGATATTGCACGAGCCGGTTTTATTCATGAGCTTGACCTGCCGGGCGAGTTCGAATTCGCCTTCTTCAACCGTCTGGAAATCGGTGATGGACTGGCCGTTTACTTCCAGGTTTACCAGCGATACATATTCGGACATGGGACCCTCCTTTACAGGTATCGGCTATCGGGTATCGGAAATCGGAGAAAGACAAACAAGCACAATCACGCCTTCTACGTTTTCCAATATCCGTCCTTAATCTTCATTCTGACCTCTGCCATCCGACACCCTCCCTTCGTACAGCACCGAATGCGCGGCGTGTTTGCTCCAGTTTTCCATGTACTTGCGTGCCAGCTCCGGGTCGCGAATCACGAGCAGGTTCTCGGCGTTCCGGAGTTCGGCGGCGCCGGTGAAGTTGAAGCTGCCGGTTATGACCACGGCCTGGTCGATCACGATGACCTTGTTGTGTGCGATGGCATGGGCGGAATCGATCATCGGCTTTATGCCCGCGTGGTCGAGATAGTCGGCCACTCCGTACCGGCCGGTAACGTTGGATTTATCGAGGATCACCTTCACGTGGACGCCCCGCCCGGCGGCTTCGACCAGCGCCTTCGCGATCGGAGCGCTGGTGAAGGAGTACGCCTGGACGTTGATCGAGGTTTTTGCCTGCGCGATCTCATGGACGATTGCTTCCGATGCTCCGCCCTGGGGCGAAAAATAAACCGAGATATCAGAAGCAATGCTCGCTCGCGGAGACGCGGAGAACGCGGAGAGAAAAACGAAGAGAATAGTGGGAAAAAGAAGCGATTTTCGAGCTCGAAAATTATGCCTCCTGGAGCCGATTTGTGAGCCAAAGTGGGAATTTTTCATTTTATGCTGCCATCCTTTCCTGGACCCCGGCCTGCGCCGGGGTGACGACGCACAATACGTAGCAGACTAGTGTATTCGCGCGCTTCGCCAGCCCCTCGGCTGCGCACGGCACGTGCGCTGCCGAATCCTTGGGGGGCGGGGGGAACCCTCGCTTCGTTCGGGCTCGCGCTCAATGTGTGAGCGTGCTGAAACGCTTATAGTTCGGCGCCCGATCTTTCGTGAGGGCGCAGCTCCCTGCGCTTTTGCCTTTTGCATTTCCCTGCGTCCTGTATTCATCTTTACGACGTTGATACCCCCACCTGCAGGAGCAAATCGATCCTGGCCGCGAATACATCCAAGCCCGGAACGACCGCAGCGGGGATCTTGGCGTCGAGCTGCGTGACCGTCTGGCTGTCCTGTTCGACCAGGAGGCCCGGATAGTTCGCATCCACGTTTTGCACCTCTTCGAGCGCTTCGAGCTGCTTGAGCGTCGCGTAAAGGGCGCTCCTGACCTTGGCCGGCATGTCCGGCGTGAGTTTTGCTCTCGGGAACCGCAGGGCCATCATGGTGCGGCAGGCCAGGCGCACGTAGTCGAGCGTCCGGATCGTCGTGATGTCGAGCAGGCTCGGATCGGCTATCCCGGAAGAATTGGTCGTATAGGTCGATACGGCGCGCACTATGGCCGGCAGTTGCTGAGAATCGACCACGATTGGCGTTACGCCGTTCCACAGGAGTGATTCGATTTCGGTTGGGGTGAGCTGGGCGGCCAGCGGGGGAATGCCTATGCCGTTAAGTTGCAGCGTGTTGAGCGGCATTGCCGGGTCCGTCGACGAGGCCATTACGGAGGCATATGCGGCGGCCAGTTCGAATGCGGCGCTGGGCGTTCCGGGAAAGTAGGGGAGGTTCATTCTGCCGTCATTTATTTCACCGGCAAGAGTAGTGGACCCTGCAAGAGATCCGGTGAACGCGCCGACACCGATGGCCCCGCGCTGCTGATTATAGGCGGATACTGCTTCGACCTGGGTTCGGAGCGTCTGGAGATTGGTCTCGTCGATCCAGGGCACAACGTAGATTGAATACGATCCGGGAAAGGCTGCGGCCAGCGCGGCGGCATAGTTGGTCTCGGGATCGACCGCGCCCCCGGTCATCGCCACTACCGCGACGCCGACTCCCGGCGCCGTAACCGAAGCGCTTAGCTGGATCTGGTTTCCGACCGTGCCTTTGTTCTTGGCCGTGAAGGTCGTCAGGCCCCCCGAGCCGGTCACATAGCTTACCGGCAGGTCGGGCCGTGTCAGCAGAACCGCCGCCAGGTTGGCCGTAATAGTGGTCGGCGTATCGGTGGGCGATATCCCCACCTGGAGCATATCGTTATCGACCATGAGCGTCAGGACGCCGGAATTGGTCGGGGCGCCGCTGATGGTGACGGTCCCGGCGGCGGCAAGGGGGTTGCCGCTCGATGCGTCCATCACGCCGGTAATCCACAGCATGAGGGCCGGATTGGCCGTAAGGGCCGCTCTTGCCATCCTGTGCGCAATCGATCCGTTGCCGAAATAGGCGGCCGCCTGGGCGTCGGAAAAGACCTGCGTCGGCGTATTGGGCGCAGCCGTTCCGGATGCCAGCATGGGCGCGATTATCATCACGCTGTAGACGTTTTGGGGCAAGGAGTTCACGGCCAGGAGCGTATTGAACTCAAAATAGAAGCCGGGCGTCCTTATCCCAGACGGTATCTGGTAAAACTGAATGTTTGGGCTTGGCATTATTTACCTCCATCTGGCGCTGGCGAGCCGCCAGGGCCGGGAGCCGCCGAAGCGGCGGCCTGCGTGACATTGGCACCCGAGCTGGGCGCGGCCGGTTGGCGGCTTGCAGAGTCGCCGCCGCTTTCCGGGGCCGCAGTCCCGCGCAGCGCGGGACCGGCGCCGGCGACCAGGCTGCCGTCCGCCATGCGCCTGATGTAATAGGCCGTGTATGGGACGTCGACCGCTTCGGCGTCGGTGATGTATTTGCGCGGCGCTCCCTCCATCGGGCATTTAGTCCC